AGGACAGCGCCACCAGCAAGGGCCGCCATTGCCGACGAACCAAATACTGCGAACACACGGAGGACGAGGGTCTGGAGGGTCTTCATATCAGTCTTTCTGGGATAGGGATAACGATGAATGTATGACCAATGTTACACCAGTAATCCACAGGGCCGACTTGAGGGTAGGCCCAGATAGGGTGATTAGGACCATGCCAGTTCCTGCATAGGTCCATGAGTTTTCGTTTAGGAAGTTCAGGAACCGTTTCATCACTTGCGCATTCTAGTACCAGCCGCCGCAAGGGTAATTCCAGCGGTCACGGCAATAAGGGTTCTGCGCGTTCCAACAGGGATGCTTGAACCAAGAGGGACGTAGTCGTCCAGTCCTTCCCCGAATATGTCGATTTCTTTTTCGAAAGCAGCACGGACTTCTGTTGGCGCTTCTTGAACCGCCTCAACGAGGGCAGCCACCTCTGTGTTGGTTAATTCGCTAACACTCAAAGCCTCAAAAACGGCTTCTGCCTGGTCGCTGCTAACTGTTGCAAGCACCTGCGGGTTTAGTGCTATTGACATGGCTTGCGCCTGAGACACTGGTTCGTTAGGCTGTGGGGGTTCAGGAAGTTCCTGGACAACCTGTTGTGTTGTCGATGCAGTTACCTCGGGGCTGGTTGTAGTAACAACTGGCTCCGAGGTAGTTGTAGAAGCAGCAGTCGTAGTCGTAGTCTTTACTACAGAGGAGGATGTAGATGTTTGAACTACTAGTGTCGTTGTTGGCTGTGGCGGTAATTCCGTGGTTGTTGTTGTTTCGACAACTGTCGTTGAAGGCTCAGACGTGGTTGATGTTGGCGGAGGTACCCATGCTTGTGTGGTTGACGTGGAGGGTGGCAACGTACTCGTAGTCGTTGTCTCAGGCAGCGTCGTCGTAGTTTCCTGAGTCGTCGTTGTTGAGGTTTCTTGAAGCGTCGTAGTAGTCGGGTCCGTGACAGGAACAGTCTCTAACGGCACAGTAGTAGTAGTTGTCGTCGTCGTCGGTGTGGATGCAGTTGTAAATGCCCATTCAGGAACAATCTCCCAGTAGTTGTCGTCTATCTTCCATGCGAGCATATAACAGGTCCCGCCACCAGCCTCAAAGAACCAACCGTCCAGCGGGTATGCGCCTGGCATAACGGACAGCGTTATGGTTGAGGACCACGCACACCCTTTTAGATTCCAGGTGCCAAACTCGTTGCCATCAATACTGACCGTGCCGCCGTCGTCAGCAGCAACCATGAACTCGATAGTTTCATGCTCTGGAATGTTTATAAACCCCGTGTAGTGCACCATGAACATGTCCCAGCCACAGTCTTGGAATGGTTCGCCATTGAAATTGCGGTTAATGTTGTTCTCTATTTCAGACCCACAGGTTGGGTAATCGTCGTCTGACTGGAGCGGTGGTATCTCGTCAATCAAATAGCCAACAGCGTTAAGTCCTGGTTCTGGTTCAGCACTTACTTGTTGTGGGAGTAATGCAAAAAAAGCAACTGGAAAAAAAATTATCCAGCGGCTAGCGCGTTTCACTCAGGCTTGTCTGGAGCCTCGGGCAACGTTGGTGCCTCAAAGTCCTCGGTGTCCTCGTTGTATGTAAATCCAATGCCAGCGTAGGTTTTCCCTACGGTGTCGACAAATGTTTCCACCCAGCGACCTGGGTATCTGTCTGGGTTCTCTGCCATAAACTCAGCCGTCACTACGGACACGTGAGTCACAATATTGTTTTCGTCAAGTTGAGCAAAATACTGAGCGGTCATACCCTGAACCTAATGTAAATAATTCCTGAGCCGCCTGCTCCAGCACCACTATAGCCACCGCCGCCACCGCCACCAGAGTTAGCAGTCCCTGCAGTTCCGCTACCAGATGAACCGCCAGCGCCGCCACCGCCAGTGCCACCAGAGCCAGCGCTACCTGCGTAGCGTCCACCGCCTCCACCACCAGCCTTGTATGTCGTGCCAGAAGACTGACCCAACCATGTTGAAATATCTACGCCAGCACCACCAGTACCGCCAGCACCCCCACTGACACCAACAGCGGCTGCTCCACCACCACCACCGCCACGGTTCGTACCGTTTGAGTATCCGAGGTCTGCCGTTCCTACGCCACCCGCATACCCTTGAGAAGATTTCGTTGGTCCAGCAGAACTGATATATCCAGTGTTGCCACCGTTGCTTCCGCCGTACCCACCAATAACCCATGGAAATCCGCCATGGCCACCACCAAAAGCGGAAATCAATGCGCCAATGGTTGAGTCAGCGCCATGAGTGTTTTGCGCCCCACCAGCACCAATGTCAATTGTGTGCGTTGTGGCAGCAAGATAAAGCGTAGAGGTTATATATCCACCACCACCACCACCCCCTCCATCGACTTGGTGGTTACCGCCGCCATATCCATACTCCCCACCAGTACCACCACCACCGCCGCCACCGATTAGGAGTACATCAAAAAGGCCAGCAGTAGAAACTGTCAAAGTGTCGTCACTTGTGAACGTTAAAAGCGTGTATCCATTTCCGCTCACCGTGATGGAGGATGAGGAGCCTCCGCTTGCGACACCATATCCAGCAACAACGCCAATACCAGTGGCGGCAGGAAGACCCCAAGAACCAATTGATGGTTGTGCTACGAGTGTTCTACGAGCGTAACGGGCCATCTAAGACCTAGGCAATCTGGTTTACGAAACCGTGGATAGCAATCACATTCGTAGTAGCAGCAAAAGCCTTGACCGTTAAAGCCGTTGCATTGCCCTTCAACAAAAGACCAGGAACAATCAGATAGAGACCATTTTCCGCAGCAACCGTGTATTCAATGTTTCCGTTTGGAGCAGTTGCCTCGCCCCATTCGATGGTCAACTTGACATTGGATGTAGACGTATTTACGGCATATAGCCACACTTCATGCAATTGTGACGTGCTTGTTGGTCCAGTGTGAATCAATGTCCCAGCAGTTGCAGTAGCAGCAACAAGAATGGCCTTGCCATCGGTTGACCCGCTAAGAATTGATTTTGTGAATGTCGCCATTATTGCTCCTAACTAAAAATTTGAGATGCCAAAACAACTTGGTCGTTGTCGCCAGAGGTAACAACAGAACTCCAGGATAGTGCACTTCCAGCGCCATTTGACGTAAGTGCATATCCAGAAGTGCCAGCAGTCAACCATGCGACACCGTTTGTCGCTGTCGAATCTGCAACAAAGATTGTTCCGTTGCCACCGACCGCCAAACGATTAAGAGCAGAACCGTCAGTAACAAGAAGGTCGCCCTTGGTTGTCAACTTGGATGCAAGTTCGTTTGCCTCGTCAGCGTCATTGGCCGTAAAGACTGGGTAGATGGTCGCACCAGAAGAGTGAGAAGAAGCGCTTGTGTCGTCCTGTGCTCGGGTGATAGTAAGCGTTGAGCCAGAGATTGTTGCTGAACACTTTTCTTCAGCCGAAGTACCTGGGTCAATAACAACGTAAAAGGGTACGCCAGCAGAAGAAGGCCACCCAGTAGTAGACGCAATCGTCACTGACGTGTCCGTGGTATTTAGGGAGTTGGTCGTGGTCGTAGAAACCGCCGCGCCCTTGTACTGCCGTCTGGTAAATGCTGCCATCGAAGGTTATCTTACACTACGCATAATTACAATACAGGTTCCGTTCCAGTCCCATTCAGCATGGTTTGTTGCCTGGTCAACTGGCTGCCACCTAATGTCCTCTACAACCACGGAATGCGTGTTTACATTCTCCTGATAGGTAATAATTCTGGGGTTTTCCACCAGGTCAACAAGCCTGCTTAGTTCCTCATCGACATCAAACCAGTAGTCCTTGCCTCTCATGCTAATAACATGATGCAAAAGGATTGGCACAGAGAACATTCTTGACCGCAATGGGGCGGCATATGCTCGACCCATCCACCTGGTCAACACTGGTCCAAGAGAGGACGATGTGTCGGACCTGGTTAGAACAATTCTTGCCTCTGTTTCAAAAGCCCTTGTCTCGGAACCATCAAACGTCGACTCAAGCGAGTCGCCAGTTGACTGCAAGCCAACGAGTTCAAAAGATGCGCCATCATTTGATATATAAAAAGCAATGCTGCCATCAAGCGACTTTGTCCTCATGTCCCACTTAGGAACAAACTTTAAATCTGGAATACCCCAGCGATAGATACCAGTGTCCATTGTGCCAGATGTCACAAGGTTGGAACTTAACTTATACGCACCTAAACCAGACACTGTGAATACTGGCTCCCCGTTGAACTCGTGAACATCCAGTACTGTTCCCTGCCCAGTTGCCATGACGTCCGACGCATACGCTGGCTGGTTTGTTGATATCTGTACAGAGATGTCAATCTTTCCAAGCCCAGTAGACGTTGAGTCATAGTTTGTCCAGCCAAAGTAAACGAACTTTCCTATGCCAACAAAGCACTTGATGTTGGTATTAGTTTCGATAAGCGGTCCGATTGTGAGGTTGCCGTTATCGTCTGATGAGCAAAACCTAAAACCATTAGACAGACCAATAAATATGTATCCAAGATAGGACTCAATCGAAGAAACAACCTCTCCCTGCGGTAATTCGCCAGCAACAGTTGGAATATCCAAAGATGTTCCGTCTGCCTTGATTTGCGTCTTGTATATAAGGGTCTTGTTTCCAGCGTATCCAGCACAGTAGATATGGCTTTGGCCACCAGCAAAATCAACCCAGTTAAAGTTTGTGTTTGGGTGGGTGTATAAAGCGCCAGGGTTGTTTTGCGAAGAACCTGGGGGGGTGGTGATGTTCCAAATCTTGTGCTTGTCAACACCCTGTCCAGCAACCATCAAACGACCGCGTACCACCTTGACCACTCCAGCCTCGATGCCAGTGATATATGCGGATGACGATGTCGTCGCAGCGTTGGTTTGGTCGATGTCGCCATTGGCGTATGAGTAAAAAACGTTGTATCCGTCAGAGGTAATTGAGTACAAATTTGACGCCGCCGTGCCAGTGACGGTGTTGAAAGTCGACCAATCGCTTGTGTACTTAACCGACTGGCCATCGGTGCCGTAGATTCGTCCGTCGGCAGTCGTCATATACAAGTTTGTATTTGAGGTTGGATATGCAACAGATGTATCTTGAAGAAGAGACAACTGTCCTTTTGTCCAGACATCAACACCCTTGCTGGACCTAAATCGATACGGTTCCGCATCTGCAGTATCTGCATAGGTCTGACCAGCCCCGTAGTGCCATGAAGATTGTGACCTACGCCACAGCCCTTGAGGGTTGATTGCTGATTCACCAGGCTCTGCAGATTGGTCAACGGAGTCACGTACGCGAGAATCAAACTGGCTGAAGAACTGGTTTGACGCAGTGTCAATCATGTACGGCCTACCGTTGATTGCTACTGGAAAAACATAAGGAACAAGTTGGGTTGAACCAGTACCTGTATAAAACGAATACTCGCCCCTAAACGGAAAATTAAACCTAGTTATTGACGCCATGGCTAGCGCCTAATGTAAAGCGGATACTGCCGTGCAAGTCGTGAAGCCTCGGCAAGAATTCTGTCCTTACGCAGACGAAGGATGTTTGTCACAGAGTTGGTCATTGCCCCAGCCTGAACCTCTTCCGAGCGGCGAGTGTCACCCTGCGACTCAATAAAGTTGCGCTTTACTTCCCGTGGGGCAAGAACCCTACTCATGACTCCGAGTTCAAGAATGTCTTCCATTGACTGTGGAACATGCGCAACTGTCTGCAAATCGTCGGTAATTGCTGAAACCCGCGTGAACGAAGACTTGTACCTAACGACAAGGGTGCCAGCCATAATGCTTTCGTCCATAACAATGGCATATCCAGATGGGAAGTCGGCTGTCGGCAAATCCCGCTGAAGTCTTGCTGTCCAAATAAAAGGAAAGTCATCGCTTAGGTACCTGAGCCTAACGTCAACAAGGTCAAGCACATT